AGGCGAGGGGTAAACCCCTACGCGTACCCCGCGCTTCGCATGTTTTTGAGTAATTAATAAGGCGAGGGGTAAACCCCTACGCGTACCCCGCGCTTCGCATGTTTTTGAGTAATTAATAAGAAACTCTTTTTTTATTTATGAATAAATAATATATATTCCAAAAATAATATATATATTTTTTTACAAACATTTTAATAAAAAATACTTTATTATTAATTACTCAATTTACTACTTAATCTAAAATTCCATTATTATAATAATTCATCCAATTATTTACTTTTTGTTTTGTTTGGCCTGAATATGAAATTGCTAGTCTTTCACTAATTAATATATCGGCAACTTCTCGTTCAACATCATCAATATTAATATAAATTCTGGCGAGTATTCTACCATATTTGTCAATTTCTGGTGTCTGTTCTACACGTATCATTTTTCCATATATTAATTCATGTAATCTTTGTTTTGCAATATTTGCACATTGTTTTTCATTTTGATCTTTGGTTCTAATTTCTGCTGTATCAATTCCATATATACGCAATTTAAATTGATAAATTTGACAATTTCCATTAATATTAAATATTTGGGCTATTGTTATTGTATCTCCATCATATATTTCAATTACTCTTGCATGTGTTATTGGAGGTCTAAATTTTACTGAATTTTCTTTAATGTCTTTTAGATCAATATCGGCAATATCATATTCATCAGGAATGTTATTCATCATTTATTATTTATATTATTTTTTATATAAACACTTTCAATTTTTTAATGTTTCACACATTAATTTTTTATTTAAATATATTTCAAAAATAATATATATTTTTTTTATAAACATTTCAATTAAAAAATACTTTATTATTAATTACTTAATTTACTACCTAATCTAAAATTACCTTATTATAATAATTCATATAATTATTCACTTTTTGTTCTGTTTGGCCTGAAAATTCAATTTAATTATAAAATTACTTATTAAAAATAAATTGCATTATTTTGAAAATCATAATTATAATTATAAAACAACCAATTATCATTAAAAATTTTGATAATATAATAATATATTCAACAACATTATTTAAATAATTTTTGCAATCAAAAATTATTAATTTTAATAAATTATTATTTTCCTTATTATTATTTTCAATATCAGCAATATCATATTCATCAGGAATGTTATTCATGTTATTCATCATTTATTATTTATATTATTTTTTATATAAACTCTTTCAATTTTTTAATGTTGCACACATTTTTTATTTAAATATATTTCAAAAATAATATATATTTTTTTAATAAATATTTCAATTAAAAAATACTTTATTATTAATTACCCACAAATAATTGTACTTTACCTGCGTTTTTTACCAAACAATTCATCTTTTAATAATTTATATTTATATTTTTCTTCAAAATCATCTTGTGTTGTTAGATGATTTAATTTATTTTGTTCATTTAAATAATTCATTAAATTTAAATTTGATTGCTTTTTCCTCATAACATAGTCATTGAAACTACTTGAATATGTATTTCCAATAAATAATAATCCATTATTTTCATTTTCATTATAACCTACAATTGCATTAATATTTGCCTCATTATTTTCAAATGTTGAACCAATTTTTTTATTATCTGGGACAATTTTTGAACGACATATGGGACAATTATCATTTTTTCTAATTTGAAATAAACAACTTGCATGAAATTCATGATTGCATGATATAATACAATAATCTGTTGTTTTTGAAAGAGATTCTTGACAAATTACACAATTATTTTTAATTTCCATTTTTATATTATTATTAATTCATTAATTTAAACATGTATAAATATTTATTCAATTTTTTTATTTTATTTTATTTAAATTCTTTTTTATTTAAATATATTTAATTCAAATAATACACAATAATATTTTTAATTTTTAAATTATAACTAATAAAATTATTTAATATAATTGCATCTCAATAAAAAATTAATTTATATTTTTTATTAAAAAATTGATATGAAAATTATTAAAAAAAATATAATTATTAAATGCATTATGAACGAAAATAATAATTGGATAATTGTTAAAAAAAAAATTAAAAAAAATAAAAACCCCAAAAAAATTGTTCGACGTAATTATCATCAAATTACTAAAGCTGATAGAACATTAACAAATAAAGAAATAGAACTCATTGAAGAAGAAAAAAATAAAAATTCTAAATTATTTATATCATGTAATTGTTGTGATGCAATGATAATTAGTGACATTATTTGCAGAACTTTTGCTAGCTGTGGAAAATGTTATTGTTGTTCTGGTGATAATACTATGTTTGATGATGAAGAATGGGTTGATAACAATGTAACAGAATATCAATATTTTGAAACATATAATAAAAATTATCATTATACAAAAGATAATGAATTTTCGTAAACACAAAATAATTAATAATATTTTTCTACATACATTGGTTTTAATTTTAAAAATATAACTAATAAAATTATTAAATATGATTACATATCAAAAAAAATTGATTTATATTTTTTAATTTATTTACTTTCAATTATTTACTTTTGCTAATAAAATGCCAGTTCAAACTAGAAGTATGACTAAAAAATTACAACAACAAATGGAACAACCACAACACCCACAACAAACACAACAACCACAACAAACACAACAACCACAACAAACACAACAAACACAACAAACACAACAAACACAACAAACACAACAAACACAACAAATGGAACAAATACAACAAACACCAGAAAATGAAACATTCAAAAATATTAATCCAAATGCTATTAATTTTTATAAACTATATTATCAAAATTATCCTCATTTATTAAATAAAAATGATATTCTAATTATTTCTAATTTTGGAAAAATTTATTCAGAAAATTTAAGTTATTATTATTTGGATAAAACATATGAATTAATTAATATAATTAACTCAATTCCAAATTATAACAGTAAAATTCAATATTTTATACCTTGCATTATTTCATTTGACAACTATTATATTTTAAAAAATCTTTTCAAGACACTTAAATATACAGAATTAGTTCATTTAAGACAAACTTTTTACGCTGTTAATCAAAAAATTGATGAAACTTTAAATGATGATCATTATAATTTACTTGATGACAAAACCAAAAAAATGTTTAATTCTGTTCAAAACAATCATACTTCAATTAATATTCAAATTGAGTATTATAAAACACTTATTTAGACAATTTACAAACACATATAATCCGCACGAATTTGAGTAATTAATAAAGCGGGGGCTCTGCCCCTACGCGTACCCCCTTGCTTTGCATGTTTTTGAGTAATTAATAAGAAACCCTTTTTTATTGTTATAAAATATATACATCTTAAAAATAATATATATTTTTTCTATTTAAAGACAATAAATATATTTTAATGTCTGCAAGATTTTTTAAATTAATTAAATTATTTATATTTTTTTAATAAATTTAATTGACAGTTGTCTTTAATTGCTATTAATATATTTTCATTTTTTTCTCAATTTCAGAAGTAATAACTCATAAAGATATTAGTAGTGTTTTATTTCAAAATATAAATTTAAAATATGATCCTCATACAATCCTTATGCATAATACATTGAAATAAATAAAAAATTGAAATAATTTTAAATAATTAATTGTTTTTATAATAAAAATGTCATCAATTACAGAAAATATTAAACAATTTGAAACAATTTTATGTCTTTGTTGCAAATCATTTGAAATGATTTTATGCTCTTCTAATTTATGGTGTTGTTATAATTGCAATTTTAAAATTAATAGCTCAGCAGTTTCAAATTCAAATTATAAAAAATATATATCAAAGGAAAAATTAAAAAATTATATATTATCTCAAACAGACGATAATATATCTTATAAAATTATAATTAATTATTTAAAAATGGAAGGATATAAAAACAATATAATTAATGATGAAATTTTGATAAATAATTTATTAAATGATCTTAAATACAATTCAAATATAAATACTAATAAATTATTTAATATTTCTTGTATAATAATTTAACAAAACATTTTTTATTTTAACTATTAACTATTAACTATTATAAATACATTAACTGATTCAACAAAAAAAATAAATTGAAAAAATTGATTTATTTTTTGCATTTCTAAATTATTATATTAAAATAAGATAGAATGTCTGATTTATACAATAAATTTTTAAATGAATGGTCTCAAGAATGGATTAATTTTATTGGATGTAATTTTGCAAAAAATGAATATAATAAATCAAAAATATATTTAACAACAAATCCAAATGTAACATTAGAAACTATTAAAAATAATCCAGAAATTAATTGGAATTATAATGCATTTAGTAGAAATAGAAATGTTAATTATAAACTTGTCAAAGATAATCCAGAATTTAAATGGGATTATTATGAATTATCATTAAATGAATCAATAACATGGTCATCAATAAAAAATGATATTCATAAAAAACCTTTTAACCATGCTTGGTTATCTAAATGTTTAATTATGAATTTAGAAACAGTAATAGAAAATTCAAATATTGAATGGAATACTGATTTCTTAATGAAAAATAAAAATATACCAATTGAAAAATTAATTCATTTTATATTACAAAATAATAATGAAAATAATTTATCATTGTTATGTTCTGATGATGAAAATAAATTATTATCATGGGCTATTTATTGTCGTGAAGATGTAAATTTTGAAATGTGGAAAACTTTAATTGACTTTGAAAAAAGTAAGCATCCATATAAATTATTACTTCCATCATTTAGTTATAATCCAAATTTAACATTTGAAATTATAAAAAATAATCCTGATCTTGAATGGAATAATTATGCAGTTTCAAATCATAAAAATATTACATGGGACATAATAAAAAATAATTTTAATAATTTTAATTGGAATATATATGGTATACTTTCAAATCAAAATATTACATGGGAAATAATTCAAAATGATGAAATGTTAAAAATGATTGTTTTTGACACTGATGAATTTAATAACTTAAATAATACTGAATATTTTAAAAGAGAAATTGGACAATCTTTATCAAGAAATCCAAATATATCTTGGGAAATTGTAGAAGAAAATAGTAATAAAATACAATGGGATGTTAACATGTTAGTTATGAATCCAATGGATAATGAAAGAGAAAAATATATTAGAAATAAATTTCAACAATGGTTCAAAAGAAGTGATTTAAAAAGAGAATTAATGGAAAATGTTTGGCATCCTAGAAATTTTTGGAAATTCAAATATTTTGATGATGAAACATTCGGCGATATTGAAGATGATGACATTGAAAATAATATTATTGAAAATAACAATATTTTGAGTAATAGTAATTTAGCAATATTAGTTTAAATAATTCAAATATTAAAATATAGTAGTTAGTAGTTAAATTAATGATAAATTGAGTAATTAAATATTTTTTATTACATATTATTTTTCAAAGAATTATTTTTTCTGGATTTGACATTTTTATAGTGTTACCCTCACCAACTCAAATCACAAGATTTTTTACAATATATTTTATTTATTATCATAACTAGTAAGGAAATTATTTTTTCAAATTTACTTACCTTTTTACCCAAAAACGTTACTCTCAGCGTTACCCTTACCATCTACAATCACAATATTTTATTTTATTTTGTATGTGTCATATCACAATTGGTAAGGAAATATATTGTTTTAAAACATTTACCTTTTTTGTTTTGAGTGTTACCCTCACCAACTCCAATCACACGAAATTATGTAAAATAATTATAGTGACATTATTTGCAATGCGAAAATATTTTGTAAAAAATCACTTACCTTTTTTTGTTTTTTTGGAAAAAATGTTAAAAATCACTTTTTAATAAAAAATATTAAAAAATGAGACCATACCAATCACCATTATTTTTTCTGCATCGATTTTCATATCTTTTTTGTAAAATCTAAAAACTGACATTTTTATTTTTGTCATTTTTTGAAAAAATTTTTTTTGAACAGAATATAAATTTTGTATTTTTATATATTTTTTTTATATTTTTTATATTTAAAAAAAATAAAAATATTACCAAAACAAATAACAAATAATAAATATTGTTAAAATGTTGAAAAAAATAAAAAATATAAAAAATAAATGTATCCTCGTTTTTTCGAAAATGTCATTCTCAAAAAGACATTTTCAAAATTTTGAGGGTATGTTTAAAAAATTATATCCCCGTTTTTTTGAAAATGTTTTTATTAAAAAGACATTTTGCGAATTTTGAGGGTATGTTTGAAAAATTGTATCGCCGTTTTTTCGAAAATGTTTTTATTAAAAAGACATTTTGCGAATTTTGAAGGTATGTTTAAAAAATTATATCCCCGTTTTTTTGAAAATGTTTTTATTAAAAAGACATTTTGCGAATTTTGAGGGTATGTTTGAAAAATTGTATCCCCGTTTTTTCGAAAATGTCATTCTTAAAAAGGCAAGTTCAAAATTTTGAGGATACATTTATACATTTTTCAATATTTTCAATGAAAAATGTAAGTTTTTTATATTCTGTTCAAAAAAAATTTTTTCAAAAAATGACAAAAATAAAAATGTCAGTTTTTAGATTTTACAAAAAAGATATGAAAATCGTTGCAGAAAAAATAACGGTGATTGATATGGTCTCGTTTTTTAATATTTTTAACAAAAAAATGATTTTTACATTTTTTCCCAAAAAAACAAAAAAGGTAAGTGAATTTTAAAAATATATTTTATTACCATTTATAATCATATTATTATATTTATTCAAAAATAATTGTGATTGGAGTTGGTGAGGGTTACACTCAAAACAAAAAAGGTAAGTGTTTTGAAAAAATATATTTCCTTACCATTTATGATGTATTTTATGTTAGTTATATTATTTTCGGGAGATTGGAGTTGGTGAGGGTTACGCTGAGAGTAACGTTTTTGGGTAAAAAAGGTAAGTGATTTTAAAAAAATATTTTTCTTACCATTTATGATGTAAAATAATAAATATATTAAAAAATAATGAGATTGGAGTTGGTGAGGGTTACGCTATAAAAAAATGTCAAATCCAGAAAAAATAATTTTGTCCAAATATTTTTTTATTTTTCAAAGAATTATTTTTTCTGGATTTGACATTTTTTTATAGCGTAACCCTCACCAACTCCAATAAGAAGAAATATTTGTAAAATAATGATGCGTGATTATAACTGGTAAGAAAAATATATTTTCAAAATCACTTACCTTTTTTTACCCAAAAACGTTACTCTCAGCGTAACCCTCACCAACTCCAATCACAAGTATTTATTTTAAAAATATTATTTTACATTATAAATGGTAAGGAAATATATTTTTTCAAAACACTTACCTTTTTTATTTTGAGCGTAACCCTCACCAACTCCAATCACAAGAAAATATTGTACCATTTTGTATTATGATGATTTACAATGCAAAAATATTTTGTAAAAAATCACTTACCTTTTTTGTTTTTTTGGAAAAAAATGTAAAAATCACTTTTTCATAAAAAATATTAAAAAATGAGACCATACATATCACCATTATTTTTTCTGCAACGATTTTCATATCTTTTTTGTAAAAGTTAAAAACTGACATTTTTATTTTTGTCATTTTTTGAAAAAATTTTTTTTGAACAGAATATAAATTTTGTATTTTTATATATTTTTTAAATATTTTAAAAAAAAATAAAAATATTACCAAAACAAATAACAAATAATAAATATTATTAAAATATTGAAAAATATAAAAAAAATAAAAAAATAAATGTATCATCGTTTTTCCAAAAATGTCATTCTCAAAAAGACATTTTCCAAATTTTGAGGGTATGTTCAAAAAATTATATCCCCGTTTTTCCAAAAATGTCATTCTCAAAAA